AGTGCTTTAATCTCTCTCAGCAACCTCTCAGACAACCGTATGCGCAATGCTAAGTCAGGTGCTTGGTGGGAAGACAACCAGCAGAGAGCTTTGTCTAACAACTCTGTAGCTTATACAGATGCTGCAGAAACTGGTGCGTTTATGCGTGAGTGGTTATCACTATACGAATCTAAGAGTGGTGAGCGTGGTATCTTCAACAGACAAGCCGCAGAAAAACAAGCCGCTAAGAACGGAAGAAGAGAAGAGTATGAACATTTTGGATGTAACCCTTGTAGTGAGATTATCCTACGCAACAAACAGTTCTGTAATCTAACTGAGGTTGTTGTTAGACCTGATGATGATCAGAACACCTTAGAATCTAAAGTCAAAGCTGCTACAGTTCTTGGAACATTTCAAGCTACACTTACAAACTTTAGATACTTAACTAGCAAATGGAAACACAATACAGAAGAAGAATCTTTACTTGGTGTATCTCTTACAGGTATCATGGATAATAAAGATATGCTAAATGGTAAAATAGATTTAGAAAAACTTAAACAGGTAGCTATTAAATACAATAAAATATGGGCTACAAAGATGGACATACCACAGTCAGCAGCTATCACTTGTGTCAAACCTAGTGGTACTGTGAGTCAGTTAGTTGATAGTGCTTCCGGTATTCACACTAGACACAGTCCGTACTACATTCGTACAGTAAGAGCAGATAAGAAAGATCCTCTAGCTAAACTTATGGTTGATGCAGGAGTTTATCACGAAGATGACCTTACTAAACCAGAACATACTTTGGTATTTTATTTTCCAATGAAGAGTCCTAAAGGTGCGTTGACTCGAAAAGACTTGACAGCAGTAGAACATTTGAAAATTTGGAAAGATTATCAAGACCAATGGTGTGAACATAAACCCTCTGTAACTATCTCAGTAAAAGAAAATGAATGGTTAGAAGTAGGTGCTTGGGTACATAAAAACTTTGATGATATATCGGGTATCTCTTTCTTACCATACTCAGATCATTCATACAAGCAAGCTCCTTATCAAGAGATAACTTATAATGAGTATAGGAAATGGCTAAAGAAAACTACTGACACAGTTGATTGGTCAAAGATTACTGAATATGAAACAGAAGATAACACAGAAAATACAAAGGAACTAGCGTGTAGCGCAGGTACATGTGAAATAATTTAATGGAAAAGGATTTTAAAAAAACAGAAGCAAACTTAATAAGCTTTAAAGTACTCCTCAACAGAGACAATCAATTAATAACTGAACTTTCAATGCTCCCCGAAAAACATATTGATAGATTGTTTCATGTTGACGAGGCTTGGATTGTCAGAAGCGTAATAAACAAAAGTAAAGGAAAACTTTTTAACTTGCACGATTATTTACAGGGAGAGTTACAAGCATTACAGGAGAAATAATATGAAAAAGATATTAGCTGTTTTACTTAGTCTACTTATTAATACAGGACACACTTCAAATTATGTAACAGAACACGACATAACTTGTCTCGCAAAAAACATTTACTTTGAAGCAGGTAATCAACCTCTCGTAGGTAAAGTTGCAGTAGCCAATGTAACTTTAAACCGCGTGAAAGATTTTCAATTTCCTAATACAGTTTGTGAAGTTGTGTATCAAGCTGAATGGACTACAAACTGGAAAGGTGAAGAAGTTCCCACACGAAACAGATGTCAGTTCAGTTGGTTTTGTGATGGCAAACCAGACCAACCAACCGACTCTGAAACGTGGGTAAAGTCTATATCAATAGCAGAGTTAGTGTTAGATAAATATTATCCTGACCTTACAGAAAATTCTTTATGGTATCATGCGGATTATATTCAACCTAACTGGTCTAACTATTTAAATAAAACTGTGCAGATAGAAGCACACATATTTTACAAGTGAGAAAAACATGAGTTTAAGAAAAGCAATAGATGCAATGTGTAAAGACTGTATTTATGATGATCAAAATAAAGGAACTTGGAGACAACAAGTAGCAGTTTGTACACTTAAAACATGTCCTTTACATCCTGTTAGACCTGTTGGCACAAAAAACAACGATACTTTTTTAACTAAAGATCTTTTAAAGTATTGGAGAATTGATCCTAAAGAGCTTGATGATAGAGCTAGAAAGATAATTAAATAGGCTCTTAAACTCTGAAACAGGAACAAATATGTCCTGTTCTGGAACAAACTCTTCTAAGTAATACCTACCTATAGGGTAACATTTTAATCTCTAAAAAGGACTATTTAATCTTTATAGATACTGGCTTGTTTTCTTCTGGAATAATGCGTTCCATCTTAATAGTCAACATTCCATCTTTAAGTTTAGCATCTTTGATTTCAATATCATCTGCAAGATTAAACTTTCTTTTAAAACTTCGTTGAGCTATACCTTTATGAATAGTAGTTTCATCTCTGGTATCATCTTTTGCAGAACCTCTAATTGTTAGTGTATTCTTTTCTCTAACAACATCTAAGTCTTCTTTGGATATACCTGCAACTGCCATTTGTAATTTATAAACGGTATCGTCTTTGGTCATGTTGTATGGGGGATAACCTGTAGCTCTGTCTACATTTTGCATACGATATAAGTTATCAAACAAAGTATCGAATCCAATAAATGAGTTTGAGAATATAGGTTTGTTTAGGTCTAATAAGAATTTATTAGTCATAGTATTTACTCCTTTTTATTAAGCAAGTTATTGTTATTATTGGCGCACATTATGCCACACCAATACTTATATTATAATGTCAGATTTAAACTTTGTCAAGTTTTTTTTAGCTTCCCTGCTTGATTGTAATGTTAGAACTACTACCACCATTTGTAGTGATCTGATTTACTTTACCTTGTTGTTCAATACGAATGTTGTACGAACCTCCTTTATCAACTTTCATATCTAATGTATCTTCGATAGCTCTAAGAAACTTTAAATGCGTATCAGTTATAAAAGTATTTATCTGTGTAGCACTATCATAACCTACTGCTGTACCTTTAACACCATCAGCCGACAAAGACTTCTCAGCTTTTTCAAGTTCGTCAACCTCTTGTATCAAATCTAAAAGATCTTCTAGAAAGTTTCCTGCCAGATAGTCTATATCAAGTTCTGTATATTCTAGTTCGTTTTCTTTTAGTTCGTCTGTGTCAAGCTCGTTAAAGTCTAACAAGTCTACATCAAGTATGTTATCAGCTACTGTAGTTCCTTCCTCTGCTTCCTGATCGTTCCTTTGTGGTGGATTAACAATGAGCATATTGTCTATCATATCAACAGTCAGATCAAGAATAACAGCAGGAGTAGGAGCTGTTTCAAAGTTATAGACTGTTGTGCTTTGGTAAGGTTCATTGAGCAGTACATCACCTAGAGCTGTGTAGACAACAATTTCACCACTGGCTTTACCTGTTTCATCAGGTAGAAGTATCACCAGAGCTTCGCCAGTTTCTTTTACAGTTATTGTGAAGTCTGTCCCCCTTATTCCAATCGTTGCCGCGTGTGTCCTGATTGTAATGTTATCTTTGGGTATGCGTGGCTTCTTACTGGATATGAAACGACCTGTTCCTTTTACAAAATTTAAAGCAAGACTTGATTTACTAGGATTAGGATCGAACACAAACTCGTCAATAATAACATTACTGTGTTCAGTAAGTCTTATAGTAGTATCATCTCTAAACGTAACACCCATCCTGCCTTTAGCAGTCTCTAGTCTGTCCATAGAATTAAGAGAAAAGTCTATAGCACTTTCGTATGGCTTGTCTCTTACGACTCTAGTGATTCCGTTTAGTTCTGTGATACTTCCTATATCAACAGCTTGTGCTAGTGCCTGCGTCATTTTGCTGTATGCAAACAGTACCATTATTACCAGAAGAAGTGACCTTAAGCCAGTCCGAATCCAGTTGAGACTGTTGTTCAATATCAAAAGAGCGTGTGTTTCCATCGTGTTCAAGATAAAAATATCCTCCTGCTGAAGCGGTTGCTCCATCACCATCATAGTTTATAGTATTACTGTCACCATCTATATCCATATAGTTTGTTGATTGATCTATGTCAATGTCAGCATTAATAGTATTACTGTCTCCCATAACAATCCAATCCATATCTGTGTTACTTGCTATTGCTGCTGTAGCGAGATCAATAGTGAAATCGTTGGAACTTCCTGTTACATCCACATTTAAATTTGAACTGTCTGCACCATAGGTATTCGTAGGATCTACTTGGATAGTCATATCGTTAGAGTCTCCATCAAACTCAAAAAATCCTGTAAAACTATCTGCTAATATGTCTCCAAGAAACTTGTTACTGTCTCCAATCTGATTCACATCAAGAGTCATTGTAGCACCGTCAAGATCAAGATCCGTCATTGAACCTGCAGTAGAGTTAAGTCCTCCAATCATGTTAGAACTTCCCATTTGTTCTAAGTCTATATTAGCTGTTGCACCGACCTGAGATACATAGATCTCATTGTCTTGCGCATAAAGTTCACTCATTGTAAATATAATTACAAAGAATGTTAATAGTTTATTCATATTCCCAATACCCCCTGGTTATTCCTGTTTTTATTATTTGTAAAACACCTTCTTCTATTGCCTGTTGTAACGCTATAGAGGTACTTTCGTTCTCTACAGATCCCCCTTCTACTTCAATAAGCCTTGTATTGTTATCTACAAACCTAAATATATCTTGCGATATACCTGCTGAAGTAATTGTTTTAGATACCAACACTTCTATCAGTACCTCACCTGTTGACACAGAAACTAAACGCAACGATATAGTAATTAAATCTTCTCTATATTCTTTAGAGTTTCCAATACCTAATGCTCTTGCTCCTGCACCTCCAGATTTTATATTGGTGTCATACGACAACACCCCTCCTTGAATTAACAAACCTGCTAGTAACAAAGGTCTAACAGTATTGTCTTCTTCAAAAGTCTCTCTAGTACTTCTAATTAGCTGTCTTTCTTTAGTAAGAGAATCTAAACCAACACGCTCTGCTACTTGAAAGAACTCTCCATCTGCTGCGTGTTTCAAAGCTCTTATAAGAAAAGCTTCTGGTGCTTGTGTAATAGCAGTACTAAACAATGCAAACTGTCCATTGCTTTTTCTTTGTCCTGTGTGATCTTTAAAACTATTTGGATATATAGCGATTACTGGTTTTCTTTGTGCAGGTTTTATATTTTTTAGTTCTTCGGATTGTAATGAAAGAATAGAAGAACTTTTAATAACTATGTTAGGAACACCACTTCCGTTTAGTAAATCTTTAGATGCACAGCTAGAAAGTAAAGCTACCGATAGGAAGAGAAATATGAGTAACGCTGCCCTCTTCGTCTGTAATCGTAAGCGTGATAGTTTCTTCTTCAACAATGTATTCAATGGTATTCCCTTCTAATGTTAATTTACCCTCTTTACTCTGTGTCTCTCCAAACAACTGTTCAACCATTTGTCTACTTAGTTGTGCATAGACTCTGCTTTCTAAGTTACGAATAAATCTAGCAAGTGTAGTGTTGGATGCGTCTCTGGCTAGTTCATCTTTGTATGCTTGTATTTCATCTTTGATTGCTTGTCTTCTTGTAGCTTCTTGGTTCTCGATAGTGAGATAATGACTTGATGTGTTTACACCTGAGAAGCTAGGACTTTTAAACTTGTAAAGCAATTCATCTGCATATAACTTAGCAGATAGAATAAATAAAAATATAATAAGATAGATACAAAAAGTAGCCACTATATCTAAGTTTAAATTTTTAATCTTTTCTTTGATCTTCACGGTCTGCTTTACTCACTTTATCAATTTCAATTAAGTTAGGAATACCTAACAAAGTTTTAAGAAGTACATCCTGTCGTATAGTTTGATTGTCAAGAGATCTTACTCTATCTATTAAAGCTACTATGATCCCATATTGAGAATCTAGTTTAGTGCTAAGTCTTTCTTCCATAGCATTTAAACTAGCGTCTACCTTCTCATCAACAACATCTATCTTCTGTTCCATGCCATCAATGATTTTATTTATAAGCTTCCAAATGAAGAAACCCAATCCTAGCGCACTAGCAATCGGGAATCCTACTTGGTTTATGAAGTCAATAGCTTCTTGCATTTACTTTACCATTTAACTTTGTTTGCCCAATAAGCTGCAGACATCTTACCTCGTTTAATATTCTTAGCGTGTCTGGCTTTAAAAGATTTACGTTTCATCTTCATGCGCCTAGACTCACCTGCTTTAGGTTTACCTGCAGTCTTAGCTCCCTTCTGACCAAAGCGAATAGTTTTTATTTTATCTCCTTCTTTAGCCACAACTATATGAGACTTTTTAGGGTGATTTGGAGTACGTTTAGGTTTGTTATAACCAGATACTCCTGCTCTAGCAAGTCTAGGATCTTTTTTCTTAGCCATTATTTCTTTTTCCTTTTCTTAGTTTTCTTTTTATGCAGTCCGTGTCTAGCGTGTTGCTTACCTGCAGCAGTTGCAGCTCTTTTCTTTTTATTAGCTGCTGCTAGTTTTCTTCTACCTGCAGCAGTAGATTTAAGTCTTTTAATTTTTGCAGACGGAGCATAGACTTCACCAGTTTCAGAAGACTTCTTACCGCTTGGTGTTCTCCACTTTTGCTTTGTCCACTTTTTCAAAGACTTTTGAGACTTTTTAAGTGCCACTATTTTCTACCTCTTGCTTTTTTCTTTGCAGTTTTACTTAACTGATTAAAGTGATAAAGTCTTTTACTTGTTTTAGTATGAGTCTTATTGGAATGTAACTCACCATTAGGCATTTTATGTGTGTTGCCTTTAAACTCAGTACCGTCTCTAAAGTAATGTTTAACTCCTTTAGCCATTTTTTACTCCTTTTTAAGGTTCTCCGTGAATCTTCATAGTGTTATGTGGCTGTTTATCCATTTCCATAATAGATCCGTAATCTTTTACATGACCACCTGCCATCATTTTCTTACGCTTAGAACCGTACATTCCACCACCCATCATTTTTTCTCTTTTCTTCGGTCTACCTTTTTGACTACCGTATGTTCCTTTTCCCATTGGCATTATTTGTATCCTCCACCTTTTGCTTTGTATTGTTTAGCCAACATCTGTGCTTTTCTAGCACTCCATTGACCTGCTCTTCCACCTTTTGATCCTGCTTTGATTTTTTCAAAGAGTCTCTTTCTCATTGTAGGCTTGGTATAATTACCTGCCTTATTTACTGTTGATTTTCTTTTCTTTTTTACTGCCATGATAATAATCCATCTGGTCTTTAAGTTTTAGTTGTTGTTTTCTAAAGTTAAATTTTTCTTTGTTTCTTACTTGTTGTCTTTTAGCTTGATGTCTAAATCCACCTTTTCTCATAAATCTAAATCCTTTAATGCTTCTAGTTTATCTTTAGCTTGTGCAAGCTTATCCAACTGTTCATCCATAGCTTCGATAATGTCAGGATGTTCTCCAACACCTACACTATTTTTAAAGTATACAGATAAGTTTGCTTCAG